CCGTGGATGTGGAATTTTGAAAGGTAAATTATGCCAGCTTATCTTCCACTTACGCCGCTAAAGGGAAAGCACAACCAGATCCACCCGTGGTGGGAGCGCGACCGGAAGACAGGCGCAATTTCCCCCATCCCTCTTGGTGAACTGTCAGAGCGGTACAGTCGTGGCGAGGAAGAACTGAAGCCGTGGCCGCACTACTACGACAAGCACTCTGGCGGGTACCTTCCAGTGGAAGACCCGTCGCTACTGCGCAAGGGTTCTGTGGGCAGCATGAGAATGCTGGACCCCCGGGTCGGCATGACGGCAGAGAAGTTCAACGCGCTGAGCCCTGAAGACAAGTCCATCATGTGGTCTCGTCACGGAAGGTATCCCGCCGACCAAGCCAATTGGCAAGGGTATGCCCCCGCCCCGATAGTCGATGAGTCTGACTTTTATAGTGTTCCGTTGGGACTGTCATCGCTTCGGCCCCAAGATCCAATGACTGGCGAGAAGAGCAATTTCCTGTTCGATGCCATTGGCGGTGTGGACAAAGCCGTTGGGGACGTGATCGGCTTGGGTGAGCCGTTTTCTAAACGGTTTGTGAGACAGGCCGCTCTCCCATTGTTGGACTTCTACGAAGATAAGTTCGAGGCTCCTATTCGTGATGCCACGCTGGGCCAGTTCGGAGAGGCTGGCATGAACACCCTTGGCATAGGGACTCCCTCGGAGAACCGTGCGTGGCGAACAGAGATGAGGGACAACCCGACACTGACTCAGGCCATCGCGGGTGACCCGTTTAGCCTGATGACGGGCCCCACGATGTTGTTCAAGTCGGGCAGGCTGCTGAACCGGGCAAGGGGCCTCAGTCGTGTTCTCGGAAGCTCCGTAGACGACACCGCAAAGTTCATGAAGCTGCACGCCCCTCCGCCGAAGCCCTTGGCCAACCCGGGCAGCCCGGGTCTGGGCCAGAGGGCGATGAACCTTTTCCGCTCCTCAGGAACCCCGATGGATCCGGGCCGCCGCCGCATCCTCGCAGGCGGTCTGGGGCTGACCTTAGGTGGCCTAATCAAGGGTGGTGGAAGGCGTATTGGAGACATCCCTAACCTTAGTCCCCGTGAGGCGATGAGTACGATGCAGCGAAGGTGGCATGGGGGAGGCCGCGTTCGTCTCGTCGGCCCGCCTTCTTTCGTTGGTGAGGATCTTCGGCTGGCAAATGAGTCCCTGACAGGGAGAGGGAGGGGGCTGACCCTTGATCCACAACTTCAGGTCGAACACCATCTTGACTCGCGAGGAATCCACCCGGAATACGGTGATGTGTTACCGCCGCCAGTGAATCCCTTGAGGCTCGGTCAGGGGCATGCACCTTTGACTGAAGAGAAAATTCAGCAAGTGCTGGAGGGTGCGAAAAACGAAGAAGAGCGCAGGCTGGTGAAGGAATACCTAGAGACTAATAGGATCCCCCATCATGAACGGCGGGTTAGGGAACACGAAGCGACATTGAGAGACCTGCTACTGGGTAAAAAAAGGGGCCCCGCATCAATGCACGAACAACAGCGATTAGAATCGCTGGGTGACGAACACTTTCAAAACCTGACGCATAGAGAGCAACTCAAAGAGGTGTTTCTCGACCGGAGGGATGCCAAGCAAAGGCTGTCTGTTGTCAGACAAAACCTTGAAGATGTCATGCGCGGCAAAACACCCTCAATCGAGGGCAAAGAGACACGATGGTTTCATGGGAGTGAAATACAGGCACCGTTGGCCGAATTCGGAGACGATCTGGAGAGGTCTGTTTCCGCCATGGGGACTGATCTAGTAAACCCCAACAGCTCGGTTTTCTCCCAGCCGGTGTTGGACAACCTGAACGCCATTAGGATGAAGCACAACGAGGAGGCGTTTGATCTTGTCCAGAAATACAAGCGTTCGGGCGACGACCCGTTTGAGCTGGGGTTGGAGTTGAGGCAGCTTAAGAATAATCACGGGACCACGCTCGTAGACAGCATTGTTGATGATGCGGTGTCCCTGATGGAAAAACGTGTGCGTGCACTGGACCCGGAAAAATATGGGTCTGGTCTCCATCCGCACAACCAAACACAGTACGAGAACCTACAGGAGCTGCGTTTCAACTTGGAGCAGACCTTCCAGCCCTACGATAACCCCGCCCGCATGGGCACGTTCGATGCTAGAGGCGTGCCCAAGCAATACTCCGTGACGCCACCCCCGGCCCCCGCTCCCGCCGGGTCTTTTGAAGCCGTTGAGCCACCCCTGATCAGGTATATAAAGAAAAGAAGAAGGGTCAAGTAGTGCCAAGCCTGATGGAACTTCTCGGTGATATAGGCTACGCCGTAGACACCCCCGGTGCGTACGCGCGAGGCCTGCTTGCCGCCCGCCCGGGCGAGCGGGTCAGTGGGCGGGAGCTGTTTGGGCTTGAGGAGGGCACCGGGAACGAGATACTGGGCCTTCTGGCAGAGATGGGTCTGGACCCGCTGAACCTGCTGACTGTGGGTGGCGCAGGCGCGGCGAAGGCGGCCCTTCCGCTATTAGCCATGTCCAAGCTCGACAAGGCTGGCGACTTGGGTCGTGCAGGAATGAAGCTGGAGGACGTTCTGGCCCACAACAAGATGGTGGACGAACTGTTGGAAGCCGGGGTAATGCCTCAGGAGTTGGCCGAGAAGACACTCTTCTCCAAGAGCAGGCATAAGCCTAGGGCGGGAGTGACCCCGGAAGAAATAGTCAAGGCATACACCGAGTTTGTGCCGGACGCCAGAGACTACGGGCTTACCGACGAACAAATAGTCAAGCTCGTAGAGGAGCAGCTATCCGAGCCTGTCCACGCTGTATCCTCTGGTGCTGTTGGCAGAGATCTGGCCGGTGGCGGATTGGCGGACTTGGGGGAACTTGAGTTGCCGCCAGCCAGAAGGAGTCTTCAGGACGACTTGGATAATCTTGTGGAATCCCTGTCGGGTGGAGACCCCGAGGACTACGGGAGGTCGTTGCAGGAGGCCCGCGCGGCGGGTGGATCCGGGGTTACCCCAATCCGATTGTCTCCTGAGTCGGAAACGCTGGCCGACCTGTTCGAGGAGGTCAGGGAGCTATCTCCAGCACAGCATGCGACGAGTGCCGCAGATTTAGACAGGTTCAGTGACGTGTTGACATCAGGCGGAAATATTCCGGTTGACCTCGACGTTGTTGGGGGTGGTCCTTGGGGTGGTTCTGGCGTGTATGTCGCACCAGAGGGGAAGGATGCGGCGTATCTTCTGGGCCGCAAGAAGCTCCAAGGCATGGTAGCTATGGAGAACCCCCTGATTATCCCGGGCGGCAGGCACTATGGCCCACAAGGGCTTCAGGATTTCATCAGGCAAAACCCGGAATTATTCCCCAATCTCACGGATGCGCAGAAGGCCCTGATCGGCACCGCCACTGAAGGGAAGATTTCAGAGACAAGCATAGGTCTCGCGGACGAGGCGGCAGAACTGTTGAAGCTGGACTCCCTTGCGGCAGCGGAGGAAGAGGCTCTCCTCCACGCGGAAGAAGTGTGGGACACACTCAGTGAATCCAAGAGGGGGATGGCCGAGGACTTCATGGCTAACGAGGGGCTTGAGATCGACCACCTCGTAGGGAAGTATCAGCAGCATATTGGCGAAGGGTTCATGGACGGGCAGGACGCCGAATCATTCGAGTCGTTCTTGGCGAAGACGATGGATGAGGCGGACCACGCCACCGAAGGGTTCTCGTTTGACGAGGCTCTCGACAACCCATTTGGCGAAGTAGCGGAAGAGATGGAGCTTCAGGCAAAGGCATCAGAACTTGGCGCGACCGACGAGATGCTGCATGGACAGCCAGTCAGCCTGTTCACCCCGGAGCGAGCCAGTGAGATTGCTAGGGGGCAGGGGTATGACGCTGTCGTCTACTCTGAACAGGGCCTAGAGGGAAAGAACTGGATGGACAAGTTGTACGAAGCTGGGGAATACAGCCAGTTCAGGGAGGCAGTGCTGGAAGATCCCCACTTCTGGCTTGAGGTGAACCTTCTTTACCCAGAGACCGCTGAGAGATACCTGAGCAGTGAGGGGGCGGGGTTCTTGGGTGCCCGGACAGGAGACCCGGGGCATGGCCAGATGTTCAACATTGGTCCCGGCGGGCAGCCGACAGCGGGCAAAAAGATAGCTGTTCCCAAGGGCTCGGTGCCACCCGAGAATGTCCAGAAGGCCCTGCTTGCGGCCATCGGTTTTGCGGGCATGAACGAAGTTCTCAAGAGCATGGAGAAGAACAGGGAGGTCGCCGTATGACTACTACCCGGGACATGACGTTCAAGGATCGCAGGACATGCTCCGAGTGCGGGAACATGAAGGAGGAGGACGGATTCCCTCCCCGGGGGCTCCAGTGCATCGAGTGCCTTAGGGACAAGACCCTTTCCTCAAAGGAGAGGAAGGCAAAGGACAGTCGTCGCACAGCGTTCAAGTCCCTCGTGGCAGGCATACGCGGCAACAAAATCGAGGTTCCGCATACGTCAGAGGTTGCGGCAGAGATGATACGGCTGTACGGTGGCCTCGCCAACTTTTGCCAAGAGTGGAAGTCTGATCTCGACTCCCTAAGGGTGGAAAAACCGGGCAGCAAAATGCTTCTTGACGCCAAGTCGGCTATCGTGAAGTTGGTCGTAGACAGTACGAACCAGAGGGACAGTGCCCCGGACTTGGCGGGGATGAGCGACAAGGATCTAGAGACGGAGTTTTCCGGCTTGGCTGCTATGCTCCTGAGCAAGAACCCGGATGTCATGCGGGAACTGCTGGAGGAGAGCGGTTTTCGCCTCATCGAGGAGGAAAGGGACGAGACGCTGACTGATGGAAGCTCCGAATGAACTAAAGAAGCGACTTGCCGAGGTCTCCGCCGAGCGTAAGCGGCGTGAGTCTGAGGGGCTCAGGCTTTACCGCCCAATGCCCTCGCAGCTTGAATTCCATGCCTCCATGTCCTCCGAGAGGATCGTTCGTGGGGGGAACCGCTCAGGGAAGTCCATGAGTGCGTTCGCAGAAACTGCCTCGGCGGCAACGGGAATCCCCATTACCGGTCCCGATGGGATCCCGTTGCCGTATAAATACCCTACCAACTACCCCCTGATGATTTGGCTGATCGGATACGACCAGCGGCATGTTGGTGGGACCATATTCCGGATGCTGTTCACTCCGGGTGCCTTCAAGATTATTCAAGACAAGGAGACGGGGGAGTGGAGAGCGTGGTATCCGTGGAAGGATGCCGACGCGGCCCGCGAGGAGGAGACTCGCCCGTCACCCCCGCTGATCCCTCCGAGGCTCATCGACCCCAAGGGTTGGGCGTGGGAGAATAAAGCGGAAAGGGTATTTACTGTTTGCCGCCTAAGGAACGGAACAGAGATCCATGCGTTCTCTTCCAAGGCTGAGCCAAAGCAGGGTGACCCGGTGGATCTCATTCACATCGACGAGGACATCGAGTACACCAAGCACGTGGCGGAATGGCAGGCCCGCCTCTCTGACAGGAGGGGTCGATTGATCTGGTCGGTGTGGCCTCACAGCCGAAACGACGCCTTGATCCAGATGTCCGAGCGTGCCGACGAGCAGAAGGACAGAGATCTGCCGGATGTCAACGAGATCGTCCTCAGGTTTTCCGACAACCCGTTCATCGCCAAGGACGAGAAGAGGAAGAGGCTTGAGGGCTGGGAGAAGAAGGGGCGCGAAGAGGTTCGTGCCAGAGATCTCGGGGAGTTCATTCTCGACACGATGCTCATGTACCCCAACTTCTCAGACGAGACACACTGTATCCGCAGTGACGGAGAGCAGGACTACATCGACGATGTCCTGACACAGCGTGGCGGCGAACCACCGGAGGACTGGACCCGCTACCTCGTCCTCGACCCGGGTCACGCTACGTGTGCCATCATGTTCGCGGCAGTCCCTCCCCCAAGTCACCTCTATCAAGACACCGTGGTCTGCTATGATGAACTCTACCTTCGGCAGATGGATGCGAGCGGTGTGGCCCGCGAAGTTCTGAAGAAGTCTTCCGGGGTGTCGTTCGAGGCCTTCTTGATTGACAACAGGGCTGGACGGCAGACACCGATGGGATTCAGCAAGACGGTCAGGCAGCAATACTCCGATGCTTTTGCCAAGGAGAGGATCCAGTCCATACAAACGGGAGCCAATTTCCTGCCGGGTTCAGACAACGTCCCTGCCGGGATAGGCATGGTCAGGGAGTGGTTGCATGCCCCTCTGGGGAGGCGGGCGAGGTTTCGGGTCTACAAGCAGCGAACCCCTTGGCTGTGCAAGGAGTTCATCCTGTATCGCAAGAAGATGGTCCGCGACGAGGTTAAGGACGAACCAGTTCCCAAGAATGACCACCTAATGGACTGTTTGAGGTATTTGGCATCGTATAATCCTGTGTACCGCAGGCCGAGAAAGACAAAGGATCAGTGGAGCCCAGCCTTCAAGGCGTTCAAGGACTGGAAGAAGGCGGGCACCAAGGAACACGACAAGGAATACATGAGTCTTGGACCCGGAACTGCTCACTGAAAGGGAATGAGCTATGGCACTTGCAGTAGGACAGACGTGCGTTTGGTACCCCCACGCGGAGGCGAATCAGGCTCCTCAGGCTGGTATCGTTACCGAGATAAAGCAGGTTGGCGTGTACGTCATGTACATCTTCCCCAAGGGCGGCGGCACGCCTGTCCAGAAGACGAATGTGCATCGCGTGGGTGCCGAGTATCTCGTCAACAACCAGAACATGCGGGTCATGTACGGGGGGTGGGACACGGTCGAATCTGCCGAGAAGAGGCGGGTGAGCGAAGAGGATTCTCGCCAGAAGCGTTCAGCGGAAGCGGCAGCCGAGTCCGAGAGGTACAACCGGAAGGAGCAGGAGTCTGCCCGCGTAGCAGTTCTGTCTGACAGGGGCTTCCCCCCGGAGGAGATTGCGAAGAAGATGGGAGACGACTGGACCGTTGAAGCGGTGGAAGAGGTCATCGAACAGCACGAGGATGCGCAACCCGCGTAGTAGTTCATGGCAGATCAACAGCTAGATTCCGTCCTTAGGCCCATAGTGACCGGGTGGCTCGGAAAGGTCGAGCAGGCGCGTAAGCACAAGAAGCCGTTTGACGACATTGCCGAGCAGTGTACGGCGTTCTTCTCAGCCGCCACCGGGTTCATGTGGGAACCCAAGTACCGTCAGAAGTTCCTCAACACGAACACCTCGCCACGGTTCAGGATGACCATGGCGAAGGCGTTCGAGTTGGTGGCCCTGTTCGGTCCCATTCTGTATTGGCGAAACCCCAAGCGAACGGTGAAGTCCCGCAAGCAGATTCCGATCAATCCCGATATCTTCGGGCCGGACAATATGCGGGAGATTCAGCAGCTTCATCAGCAGTTGTCGCAGCAACGCCAGCAGGCACAGCAGGGGCTCCAACAGTCCCAGCAGCAGATGCAGCAGATGCAGCAGCAGATGCAGCAGCTTCAGCAGGCTGCCCAGCAAGGTGACCAGCAGGCCCAGCAGCAGGCCCAGCAGATCCAGCAACAGGTTGGCCAGATGCAGCAGCAGATGCAGCAGTCCCAGCAGCAGCTCCAGTCGGTAAGCCAGCAGCTTCAGACCATTGAACCGCAGGTCAAGGACGTGCAGGAGGCGCATAAGATATTTGAGGAATCTCGAATAGAACTCAGGGCTCGGAAATTCCAAGACGAGGCCCGTGCCAGCCTGATGGAGAACTGGCTGAACTACACGCCGGACGAGCAGCCCGGCGGCGGCTTGGCGCAGCACGCCGAGATGGCAATTACGGAGGCACTGGTGAAAGGTCGCGGCTGTCTGTGGGTGGAGCCTTACACCCAGCCGGGATCAAAGATGACCCTGACTGGATGCTTCTGGGACTCGGTAGACAACCTGCTTCTCGATCCCGACTCCGAATCTATTGATGATGCGAAGTACATCATCAAGCGCGAGGCAAAGCCTGTGTGGCAGGTGGAGCGTGACTTTGGCCTCAAGGAGGGAGCCCTTGGTGGAAAGGGTAGCCTAGAGAGTGCCGAGTCGCAGGGCGAAAAGATGGGCGACGAGATGGGCGACCTCCATCGCAAGCAGGGGAAGTCGTTCGACACCATCGTCTATTACCGCATCTGGTCCAAGGGCGGCGTTGGTGCTCGGCTGACGGGCGTCAACACCCCGCTCAAGGAGCGGTTCGACAAGGTGGTGGGTGATTTTGCATACATAGTGGTTGCGGCAGATGTCCCGTACCCCCTGAATGCCCCGCCCAAGAAGTTTCTGAAGGCCAAGGACGACGAAGTTCAGGAGATGTTTTCGTGGCCGGTCCCGTATTGGAAGGACGACCGCTGGCCAGTGGTCCTGTTGGATTTTTACCCCAAGCCTCGAAGTGCGTGGCCAATCGCCCCGCTGGCTCCGGGATTGGGGGAGCTGGCTTTCATGAACGTGGTGATCTCTCACCTCGCCAACCGCATCTGGTCATCGTCTCGTGACTTCATCGCCGTCCTGAAGTCGGCAGAGGAGGAGGTCACCAAGGCCATCAAGAAGGGTGATGACCTCGCGATCATCCCCTTGAATGAAGTGCATCAGGACATCAACAGGGTTGTGTCGTTCCTGCAACAGCCCCAGACAAACTTTGATATCTGGAAGATTCTTGACGAAGTGATGCGGCTCTTCGAGCGGCGGACAGGGTTGACGGAACTCATGTCTGGAATGACGGCTACCCAGTCGCGTTCAGCCGAGGATGTCGCCACCAAGCGTGAGCAGATGTCCATCAGGCCAGACCACATGTCTGGCAAGGTGGAGAACTGGATGGCAGAGGCAGCCAAGCTGGAGAAGTTCTGTGCTAGGTGGTTCGTGAAGCCTAAGGATGTTCAGCATCTGTTTGGGAAAGCTGGATCCCGCCTTTGGGAGAAGCTGGTGTCCACGGTACCTGTCGAGTCGGTTGTTCGTGAGTTGTACTGCACGGTCGAGGCAGGCTCAGCTCGCAAGCCTAACAAGATGCGAGAGACACAGAATATCCAGCAGGCCATGCAGGTGTTGTTCCCGGTCCTCGACAAGCATGCCGATGTCACGACGGACACCGCTCCACTCAACAAGCTCCTCTCCCTGTGGGCAGAATCTGTCGAGTTTGACATCGAGGGGATGGAACTTCAGCAGCGGCTGCCGATGCAGTTCCAGCCGTGGTTCCAGCAGCAGCAGGCCCAGCAGATGCAGCAGCAGCAGCAGCAACAGCAGCAGCAGGCTCAGCAGCAGCAGCAAGTTGAGCAGCAGAAGATGGCCATGGCCCAGCAGCAATCTCAGGTCAAGATGCAGACGGAGCAGTTGAAGCAGCAGGGCATGTCCCAGAAGGCCCAGATGGACGCACAGCAGGGCCAGCAGAAGATGCAGGCCGACATGGCCAAGGCCCAGATGGCCGCTCAGCAGGCTCAGCAGAAGGCTCAGGCTGACCAGATGAAGGCTCAGGCTGATATGTCCAATAACCAGATGAAGGCTCAGGCTGATATGTCCAATGCCCAGATGGATCTGAAACTCGCCCAGCTTAAGGCTCAGCTTCAGGGTCGTCAGGGGCAGATGGACGCCATGAAGTCCACGCTGGAGCTGGAGAAGTCTGAGAACGAGGGTGACAGGTCACAGCAGGAGAACCTGATTGCTCAGGCCGCCAAGGCTCAGGATATAGAACACGACGAGCGGCGGCACGAACAGGAGCTTCGTCAGGATGGGGAGACCCACGCCCAAGAGATGAGGCAGTCTAGGGAGGAGTTCCAGCAGAGTCTTCTTCTTCAGAGGGCCACCGCCCGCGAGAAGAACCGCAGTAACGGCAATGGAGAACGAGATGAAGATCCCTCTGGTCAGTAGCAACGTGGGCACACAGGCCTTCTATGAGCACCTTAGGGGAAAAGGTGAGTCTCACAAGATGTCTGAGATGTTGGCGTTCCAGCAGGCCCCGCGAGCCATGACGGACGCCGTGTTCTTCGAGGGCTTCGGGACAATTGATAAACAATTCGCAGGTGACGAGAAAGTTCGTGATCAAATCATCAAGAGGGCTATGGCCGCTGGATACAAGCCCGGCAACAGCGACGTGTACCTGTCAGCGTTGGCTAGATACCCCGGAGACCCCGAGGCATTCGTTCCAGCGACCGGAGGCCGAGGGCACATCAAGGCGGTGTGTGAAAAACGTGGATGGGAGTCTGACGGGGCGGTGCAGACCAAGCGACGAGAGCCGGAGAGCGATCCAACCTCCACCCGCTTAGCGAAAGATCTCGTCAACCAGAAGGTGGCGGAAGCCGTAAAGAAGAACCCTGACCTGAAGAGGAAGGATCAGGGGGAGCTGAGACACGATATAATCAACAAACACGGCGGTAAGAAATAAACGGAGACACAAATGTCTAACGAGCCCGGATTCAAATCCCTCGGGACAATCACCCCCAAGTACGCCGTCATCAGCGGCTCTGGGACATCGGCCATCGTGGCGTTAGTGGCGGGCAAGCGGATCTCCGTGATTGCCTTCTTGGTGACCGGCACAGAGAACGGGACGCTGACGTTCAAGAGCAACACCACGGCCATCACTGGTTCGATGAACCTTGGGATCACGGGCAGCTCGGGTGACGACACTATCAGCCCCCTTGCTGGCTCATGGAACCCCGATGGCCACTTCGAGACAGTGGCTGGTGAAGCCTTGAACATCACAGCCAGTGCGGGGACTGCGGCTGGATATGTAACATATATCGAGATTTAGTATGCCATCCGGCGCAACAACGATCCACACCTTTCACGACGTGATCGACCACCTACTCGACCACTTTGGTGGAGTGGAGCAGGGCCGGAACGTGAAGATGGCCAAGCGGTCTATCCTCTCCGCGTACCGTGGTTTACCGGCTGCGTACAACTGGTCGTACTACTACAAGCGTGGGCGGGTGACCACTCAGGCCGCATATTCAACAGGCACCATAGCCTACGACCACACGGGTGGGGCCAACGAGAGAATGATCACGCTGTCTGGTGGCGTGTGGCCATCTTGGGTGGCTCGCGGCCTCGTCAGGATTGGCTCGATTGATTACTCGGTTGACGAGAGGAAGAGCGACACCATTCTGACCCTCAGTATCAACTCGAACCCCGGGGCAGACATTGCGGCTGGCGAGTCCTACTCGGTGGCGAGGGATTCCTATCCTCTCCCGGTGGACTTCCAGTCGGCAGATCAGTTCAGGAACGCCACCAAGAACTGGGCGTGGCCCAGCTACGTGGATCCGGGGTCATGGCTTGACGCCCACCGAAGCCTAGAGTCGTCTAACGATCCCCGGATCTACACGATTATGGCCGACCCAGACTTCATCGGCACAATGGCTGTCCACTTCTACCCGCCACCCACGGCAGCCAACGACTTTGACTTCCTGTACCAGCGTTTTCCTTCAGCCCTAAGGGTGTCGGATTACAAGACGGGAACCATCGCCACGACGGCGTCGAGTGTTGTTGTCACCGGAACCGGCACCGCCTTCACCAGCGACATGAAGGGCTCGATTATCCGGGTGGGCACATCGACAGACAATCCCAGTGGGATCGACGGCCTGAACCCCTATGCGGAGGAGCGGGTTATCATCTCGGTTGATTCGGGGACGCAGGTGACAGTGGACTCAGGCATGGACAGTGCCGCCTCCACGGTCAAGTACCGCATATCGGATCCGATAGACATTGATGACGGCGTGATGTACGAGGCATTCATGGCGTATTGCGAACTTCGGTTGTCCATGCTCCTCAAGGATGATGACATCCCGCTCAAGGAAGAGATCTACACCGGATCCCTCCGCATGGCGATGCAGTCGGACAACCGGTCCTATGGCGAGAGCGGGGGTGGGCCTTATGACCATATCGTTCACCTTAGGGACGGGGCAACAGTTACCCCCTAACGCATAATGGCCGCACCTACCAACTATTACGTCGATCCATCTGGTGGCGACGACTCAATAGGAGACGGGTCCGCGCTCACCCCGTGGGCGACCTTGGGCCACGCGCTGTCCATGGGGGTCAGCAGGGACTCCACCAATGGCGACCAGATAAACATCAAGTCGTCGGCGTCCGACCTGTCGTCCGGGGTGGACCCTTCAGGCATGTATGGGAGCCCCACCTCTGCGGCACCCCTGATCATCAGGGGCTACACATCGACGGCAAACGATGGCGGCATAGGTGTCGTGGATGGTTCAGGC